GCGTTAGCTGCATCGGCTGTTCCGGTATCCACATCACCTGCCGCAGAACCTGAAGCAGTAATCGTGAGGATATCAGCAGAACCGCCATCTGTTACGTTGGTTCCTGCGATTTCCATACCCATAGTGGTATCGGTTCCGCAAGCGCCGTGAATAACATTCCACATACGACTGATAATGCCGTCACATGGAGATACTACCCATGCGCTTGTTGCCGTGGAAATTGCCAACATATGAGTCGAGAGAATAATCGGGGAACCCGTTCCCAACTCGGTTGCAACTGAACCAGATGAAACAGCATCTACCCGAAGGGTGTACCCGCCCTGATCCCCGACGACAAAAATAGTGTCATCGGCAGTCAAATTCAGATCATCATCCGAGTTATTGAAGTATCCCGCAGTCATAACGGTTTGTCGTGTATCCGTATCCGACTTATAGGTGTAATACGCATTTCCGGGATAACCAGTCCCGTGATTATATAAGTTGCTTGCTGAGTAAGCCATGAATTATCCCCCCTTATGAAGTTGGGATAGCAGCAGTGTCATCGAGATTGCCCTCGATTACTCCACCATCATCAATCATAACAGAATTCCCAGACATAGCGTGGTTAACAAAGTGTGCTGCACGATCACCATGCCACGTAATATCTGCGCCTATGGAAGTCTCACCAGACATCGTACCCGCAAGATTCGCCGGGGTTTTACCTGCGGCATAACCAACAGCCGTCTTATTCCAGACAAAAACTTTAGATGTAGCAGTTGCTACACCCGGATTTCCAGAATGAACTGTCCACAAAACCTGCGCCCATCGTTTGTAGTTGCCAACCGCAGCGCCGCCCTTGTAAGGCAGTCCGTCTATGCCGACATAATCAGAAGACGCGAACTCTTGAATCGTAGACGCAATAGCCCACAGTTTAGGGGACATAACCCCATACATACTTCCGGGATCATAAGCATCATTTGAGATCAATGATTGAATCATCCCCAGTAACCCATTTCTACAAGCTGCGGATGTTCCCACTCCTATAGAAACAGTTGATTGAGAAGTAGAATCCAGAGTCGTAAAGATCTGGGAATCGACTTTTCGACCTAACGCTTTAGCACCGCCACGTGCGATAGCCATACGTTCGTCGATATTTATTTTTGCCTCATCCAGTTTATCAACCCAGTCGCCAGCATAGAAATCAGCTAGGGTCGTGGAGATAGCCGTATGAGTTTGGTTCATCGGGGTAATAGTACCGTGTCGCGCTTTAGTTGTAGCTACGCCAGTCCCGATTTTCTGGAACGTCGCTACAGATCCTACAACGTCTGATTTATACCGAACGGTTGGTTTCAATACAGAACCATCCCTCTGGTAGACGTCGTGGACATCACGCTCGTATTGCGTGATAAACGCAGTGTTAATAGAGGTAGACATTTAAAGCCTCCAAATAAATTAAAGTAAATGTTAACTGCAATTACATTTCCTCTGGAAGCCGTGTTGAATTCAGAATTCGGGAAGTCCTTTACGGAGGCCGTGTCTTCTTTCTAACGGGGCATCGGTAATGTTGTAAAACTTATCGGCGGGGCCATAAGGGAAGCCGCCTATGAGAAATATACAACTACTTGTATATTTTGTCAATTCAATCTTTATGATTTGATTCCGGTCTTTTTCGCCTTTTAAAATAGCCACTAGCCCGAGAATGTTTTTGTGCTACTTTATCGGTTTTTGCACTTCTTTTTCTCGAAGCTGCTTGTGCTTCTTCGTCTGTATCATAAGGAACAGGGCGTTTTCTTTTTCTGTTCTTTTTAGAAAATGCAGCATTTAACGCCGCTTTATCAGAACGAAACCCGGCAGTATTAATAACATAATGTTTTCCATCTATTTCAAATGTAGCACTTTTTTCGTGGCTCATTATGAAGTCCTTGTATCCGCTCCTACAATCGGCCCGCTGCCGTGAATCTTTTCAAGGATGAGACGTTCTTTTTCATCCCATCGTCGGGCTTCAGCGTTATTTCCTTTCGCATGGGCGTCGAGACGTTTGTCACGATAGGAGTTGGCCTGTTCCAGTAAAGTTTCCTTTTCACCTTCCGTAGCCACACTGCCTAAAGCACCTTCTCCCATATCCCGGCCGAGCTTGGCAAACATACGAATCAGAATTGGGTGATCCAGAACAAACTTCCCGTCGGTGGTTTCTATATAACGGGCATCCTCAAAATCATCCCCGAGAAGCTGTTCACTCGCCCGTGACGCGAAAATGAGATTCTTGTCATAATCTTCGGCCCATTCCTTCCGCATTGTTTCTTCACTCTCCCGAGTGTAGGTTTGATCCGTTTCTGTTTTCTGGGCCATCATCTTTTCTATTTCACCCCGAAATTCCTGTATCAGAACATCCGCCGTTGCCTTCGGAATATTATTATCAATAAATAGATTAGCCCAATGGTCCTCGGAATCCATCATGGCATCCGTACGTTCAACTCCTTCCGGCAATGGAAACTCGTACCCGTCTACATCTTTAGGAACACCCAGTGCTTCACGATAAGCAGTAACATCTTCTTCGTCCGAATCTTTCCCCGGAGGAACAATCGCCTTGGACAGTTTCTGTCTCGACTCCAGATTCGCCTGTACCAGTGCGTCCACACTGGTAAACCGTTCAGCGTGTTTCTGTAACTTCTCGTCTTCGATCAGGTCACGCCAAGATTCGATCTCTACCGACTCCTGTTCTTCGGGAGCCGTAGTTTCCGTTTCGGTCGCTTCGGTTTCTTCAACCGCTTCTTCTGTCTCTACTGCTTCTTCGTCTGCCATAAATTACCGCCTCGTTTTTTGTGTTGGTGGTGGAGGAGCGGGTGGTTCAACCATAACCAGCTTATGAATCATCAAAGCCAGTTTCCGTTCCCCAGTTGATATTAATGTTGCATTCGGGTCAACCCCGTTTGTATTAAATTTGGTTGTATCGTTTGCCATGTATCCCATACCCAGTATTTCATTAAACACCCGTTTCCCTATATCGGAACCGAGAAATAGTTCACGGAAATCCTTGTACCGCTCCAAATCGCTCTGGTACTGCGTAATCTTTTTAAACTGATCGAAAAGTTCCTCGGGATCAGTCGCCTTGTTTACCTTTTTTCTCGGCATTAAACAGATATGCTCCGTTTTCGGCTTCCTATCGGTTCGCCCCGATAAATAAGTTTTTTTACCTTCGGTTTTTTCTTTTTCGGTTTTGGAACGACTTTGATCCCCGTTTTAGTTACTTTGGGTTTTTTATTATCCTGTTTAGGCGGTTTTTGTTTTTTGGGTTTAGCAGATTCGCCAATTTCACCCGCATCAAATGATGCACCAACTCCAACAGATGTATTATTTATTTTTCCTCGTCCTTTTACTCCAAGTTCCCATTTTTCGTTTCGTACCATTTTGGGTTTTCTCCTTCCGTACTGGGTTATGAAAGCGTTATCTATTGAACTTGCCATCTACTTCTCTTTTATAAAAGCGTCTACTTCTATCCACCATTTAGGATCTCCCGTAAGTCGGGTGACCCATTTAAAAAACTCCTGTAGCCGCCTTGTATTCTCTTCCTCTTCTGGCGTAATCATCGGGGACTTCAATCCTTGCCACTTCATGCGGGCGCCTCTTCTTCTTTTTGTAGCCCCGGAAGACTTCCGACTTTCTGTAAAGCTCCGGCTCCCTTGTCTGCAATCTCAGCCCCTTGCTGCATCATCATCATTTGTTGCTGTTGTGCCATCTGCTGTTGTTCTGCTTGTAACTTGGCTTGTACTTCTTCCCGTGTATTAACTATATCATGCGGAAGTGCCATCGCATCGGCCTTGAATCTGGCAAGCGCATCTACATTGACCATATGTCTTGCCTCGGGGGCTACTTGTGCCATCTGCATTACTTCCATCGCCCACTGGGTTGCGGAAGCAGCTTCAACCTGTTTCTTAATTTTATTAACAGGGAGATCAAATTCAAACTTGACATTCTGTCCCTGTAGTGATTCCGGGATTTCATCGAACGCATCATTCCGCAACATGATCTTGAAAGACCGTTCCGCAATCGGGTGATTGTAATCGGTTTCAAATCTTCCGAATACGGGACCGACTTCCCTTATAAATTCGTCTTTCCGTTGAATAACTTCCGTAGCTGTCATCTGTGGTCCACTCTGCGGAAGATTCAAGATATTCTTGAAAAATGCCGCCGCTACCTGATTCCGTATATCCGTCTGCATATCACGGGTAACAGGTAAATTGGCGCCGGAGATCAAAGGAAAGAACGGATTGCCCCCAACTTGGGAAGCGGTTTCTACGTCATAATAACTCATCCCTCCGGGGAAAGTGTAGACTTCAGAAAACGCTCCGTCGATGGGAGCCATTAGGGGAGGATCAGCGACTCGCTGACCGGCAACCAAGATGGTCTCCCCCATAGCTTGCAACGTGTTTGCATCTGGTAACGCTATCATTCCGGGAGATCTACCATAATCTTCTCCGGATGAGGTATCCCATCTAGGGATAACAAAAGGAAATTCGTGAAACCCCTTTTCCCTGATAACGTGCTTTGCTTGGACTTCCATCCACAATTCTTCGTATGGCATATCCTTCGCAAAAATAGGATCTGGTTTAGCTTTCTTTCTTTTCTGTACAGAATAAAGTAGTTCTATCTTTTCATCCTGCTTTTTGTTTACTATCCGTTCCTTGGATTCCCTAGATAAGTTCTCCAACCCGAACATCATTTCAGCTTGCCAGAGATACATCTTCTTCGTTCTGTACAAACCGACCGGATTTCCTTCGTCATTAAATAAAGGGAAACCGTCTTTTAAATGAACTG